TGCGCAGCGTCCCGAAGATGGCTTGCGTCTGGAAACCCTTGGGCGTCGTCAGAACCGACGTGTTGTGGCTGGCGTGCCCGATGGAGTTGCCGTCGATGAGGAGGTAGTGCATTGCGCTCCTATGGCGAAAAAGATCGGGGGCCGGGCAGGGAGTGATCCCGGCCCCCAAACCACGACAGAGGAAGCGTTACCCGAGGTCCGCGAGCAGCTTGTCGAGCTCCTGGTCGCCGGTGCTCGGCGCAGGCGCTGCGGGGGCAGCGTTCGCGGCGGGCGCCGGATTCGGAACCGAGACCGGCGCGGCAGCGGCTTGCACCACCGCGGCGGGCGCAGCCGGGGCTACGACGACCGCCGGCGTGGGAACCGCGGGAGCGGCGGCAGTCACCGAGGGCGGCGGCGCGATGACCGACGGCGTCGGGTTGAACGGCAGGGCCGGCGCAGGGGTCGCTGGACGGTCGCCGCCGGTGCCCAGGCCGCCGGGGGCGGCCAGCAGGCCCGAAATCGCCTGGACCGAGGTCAGCGCGCGGCGCATGGCCTCTTCGGACTCCACCTGCACGAACTTGTCGAGGTCATGCAGCTTGGTGAGGGCTTCGGCCGGCACCGGCTTGGAGCTGCCGGCGATCTGCACCGAGTAGGTGGTGTCGTTCTTCCCGGAGCCCGTTTTCTCGATGATGATGTCGTGGCCCGTGTTCGGGTCGAGCATTGTGGGCCACTCGGCGAACAGACCGATGATGCCGCCGACGCCTTTCTTGCCGTTGAACACCGAGGGCGCGACTTCGAGGATCTGCGGGACCGTCGGCGTCGGGCCGTCGATCTCGAGGACGTTGAGCAGCACCCGGGCGGAGCTCTTCGCTTCCTCGAGGCGCTTCTTGGTGGCGTCGTCGTGCGTGTTCATGATGCCGTGGGCGATCGTGTCGCACACCTGGCACGGCTTGCCGAAGGTCTTGTCCACGCAGATGTAGACGGCCTTGATGGCGCCGAGGGCGTCCTTGACGAAGTGCTGGCCGAAGTCCATGTAGAAGCGCGGGTCGCCGAGGTTGGCTTTCCAACCGGGCAGAATGCGGTAGCGATTCCGCCCGTCCTTCGGCTTGATGGTCTTCTGGCGGGAGACGGCGGCTTTGCGTTGCGCGATGAGGGCAAGCAGGGCGTCGTGGGAGGCTGCGGTGGGGGTGGTCATGAGTGCAGGGTCCTTGTGAAAAGTTAAGCGGTCAGTGAGTTTTCGGAGTCGGCTCGATCACCCGCGATTCACAGCGGGCAATCGGGAGCGCGAACGAAACTATTATAGTCAGGCGTGACTGATCTAAGTATAAGGTTCAGCCCGTGCGGGATAGGCGATCGCGCTCGGCATCGAGCGCCGCGTCGCGGCCGCCTTGGTTCTTGGCCGCCCCGATGCGGAGCTGCCCTTCCCGCTCGGCGCGGCGGTCAACCGCCATCTGCACGAGCAGGTCCTTGTTGTCGTCGATTGCCTTGCGCGCGTCGATCGCCAGGTCGAACAGCATCCGGGCGTCGATCACCTTCTGCTGCGCGCTCCACCAGCGCGGGTCGTTCTTCACGGCCGCCTCGACCTGATTCTCGGTCACGGGCTGTTTCTTCTCCTTGCCCTTGCCGTCGACGATGGTCGGCGCCTCGTTGAGCAGCCGCGTGCGGTGCTCATGGTAGAGGCGCGAGTTCAGAATCTCCATGCCCGCTTCGGCGCGGGCAAGCTGCCGGCGGGCCATCGCGGCCTGGCCGGCGTAGTGGACGAACTTGCTGGCGTGGCTCGAGATCGCATCGTCGAGCGTCCGCTCGCTGACCTGCACGTCGGCCGCCAGCTTGGCGGGGTCGACGAATTTCTTGAGGGTGAACGGATTGCCCGAGGGCAGGTTGGTGTCGCTCATGACTTCTCCTTGCGTTTCGTGATCTTGGTCAGCTTCTCGGCGGCTTCCCAGCCGAGTTTCTTGCTTGCTTCATTGACTTTTTGCGCCGTCGCGTGCAGACCGGCGTCGTGGAGCTCGCGCTGCAACACGACGAGTTGGACTGATGCCTTCTGCACGGCGGTATAGATTTTCTTGGCACCCTTCATGCGATCAGCTCCGCGACCTTGCGACAGGCATCCTCGAGCGGCTTCACCTTCGAGCCGTCGAAGAGGACCTGCGCGGGGTTGAGGCCAAAGACGATGGTGGCGTCGATCTTCGGGTCGTAGACGGACTTCCCGACAAGCTCACCGGGAGCGCCCTTCACGCCGGGGCAGAAGAACCTGATGGCGTTCGACCCGAGCGCGAGGATCACCGGCGGCTTGAGCAGCGCAATCTCGCGCTTGAGGTATTCGCTGCAGCCGTTGATCTGCTCGTTGGCGAGCATCTTCCCGTCCTTCGGGCTCTTCACCAGGCTCGTGTAGTAGCCGTCGTTGGGCGTCATCCCGGCGTTCTTGATCGTGAGCTTGAGGACGTTGCCCACGTCGCCCGAAAGCATCTGGCCGGCCTTCTCGTCCTGCCAGGAGGGGCAGTCGAACACCGCCATGAACTTCGGCGTCTTGCCGAAGACCGGCAGCGGGTGTGCCCTGCCCTTCAAGGAGCATTTGTCGCAGACGCGAGTCTCCCCGCTCAGCTTGGCGATCTCGAGGACCGCCAGACGCTCGGCGGTGAGCCGACGGTCGGCCTTCACCGCATCGACGGTGAAGCCCGGCATGAACTCGAGGCGATCCTTGAGACGATCGGGGTGCAGCGGCGGGATACCGCCGTCGGTGCTAACGAACGCACCCACTTTCTCCAGCTTCTCGCGAGCAGCCGAGTTGCACTTGGCCCCGAGCTTGCGGGCGGTCAACTGCGCTTCGAGGTCGGCTTTACCCATGAAGGGCCGGCCGAGTTCTTGCCGAAGATCCACGATCACCTTTGCGCTGACTGAGCTAATCCCTTTTATAGCTTGGAAGGGCGCGTAGAGCGTCGTGTCGTCTTTGATCGTGATGAACTCCGTCGACTCATTGATGTCCGGTGGCATCACCGTGATGCCTTTCGCCCGCGCGTCGAGCGTGAGGCCCGCGAGCTTGTCTTCCTTGTCGACGATGGTCATGGACGCCGCGTAGAACTCGGCGGGGTAGTAGACCTTCACCCACATCGTCCACCAGGAGATGATGACGTATTCGACCGAGTGCGACTTGTTGAAGGCGTAGCCCGCGAACACTTCGATCTTCTCCCACAGCCGGGCGGCTTGGTCGCGCGGCATGCCTGAGTGGGATTCGGCACCGTTGATGAAGCGGTCCTTCCACTCGGCCATCTTCTCGTGATCCTTCTTGCCCATCGCCTTACGAACGTGGTCGGCTTCGGTGAACGTGAAGCCCGCCAGGTCGCGGCAGATCTGCATGATCTGCTCCTGGTAGACGATCACGCCGAAGGTGGGCTTGAGCGCGGCCTCCATGTTCGGGTGCTCGTAGTGCACCGGCTTCGTGCCTTGCTTGATTGCCACGTAGTCGTCGCACAGGCCCGCATCGAGAGGACCCGGGCGGAACAGAGCGACCACGGCAACGAGGTCGTCGAAGGTGAGCCTGCCGCCCATCGCGAGTTGCTTGAGGAGGTTGCGCATGCCCGACGACTCGAACTGGAAGACCCCGGTCGTGTCCGCCTTCGCGAACGCATCGAGGATCTTCTCGTCGTCGAGCGACAGCCGCAGGTAATCGATGGTGCGCTTGTGACGCACGCCAATGTAGCTGCGCGCCAGCTCGAGCATGTCCAGGGTGGACAGGCCGAGAATGTCCATCTTGATGAGTCCCCAGTCCTCGACGTATTTCTTGTCCCAATTCACGACCTGCTGGCCCGTGCGGTTCTCCACTACGGCCCGGTTCACCAGCGGCTCGCCGGCGACCACCACGCCCGCGGCGTGCTGTGAGAGCGCCCGCATCGCGCCTTCGAGGTTCTTGGCATGCCCCCACACGATCGGCCGCTCGTTCTTGAACTTCTCCAGCTCCGGGACTCGGGCTGCCGACTCGTCCAGGTCCAAGGGAACGCCGTGCTCGTCGGGCACCAGCTTCGTGCAGGACAGCTCGAAGTTGTCCAGCTCGAATACCCGCCCCGTATCGCGCAGCGCAGAGGCAGCGCCGAGCGTGGAGTAGTTGCTGATGCCGGCGACCTTGTCCTGCC